TGACTTCGGTATTGACATGCAGACTTGTGCTGACATTTCTGTTGGTTTGCTCGCTGCAATCAACTTGGGCATCACAGTTGCAAGTTCCACAAAACACGGTTTGCCCTCGGGAGCCGTACGAGAAGCCGAACAAACTCTGCCAAGCACTGAACAACCTGCCGCAGAAGCACCCACCAATGTGCAAGCTGATGTCACATCTGATGCTGGACGAGGCGATGCTACTCCAACAATTGACGAGGACGTACGTGCCCGAGCCACTGAATGGGCAAGACAGCACAGTGCGACAAACAACCTCTCAAACAATGCTTGAAAGTGTCAAATCGTTATCTGATGCGGTCAAAGGAATTGACATCTCGTTGAAATGTCGAGTAGAATAACAAGCGTGAATAGCCGTTGACTCGGTTCTCTCCCGTTCAGGCCACTCACGCTTTCCTTAGCACTTTGGTAGAGTGCACCTTTCGCCCCTTCACCTTTTGGTGTTGGGGCATTTTTATTTGTTACGCCGCTGCTTGCAGTGCCGACTTGGTGAATGCCTTGATCTGATTATAGAACGTGACCAGAGCAGCAATCACTTCCGTGATATGCGAGACAATATTGTCAAACGGGACAGGGGGATTGGAGGCGTTGTAGATAGGCTTGATGATCCCGAGAGCCAGAGTCAGCTTTTGTTGACCATTACCTGCACCAACAGCGGCTTCGACGTTCTTAACAGTGTCGCTGATAACAGGCAGCAGGGTGAGGATAACTTGTGCGGTTGCGATTACGTTCATTTATTACTTTCCTTTTAGATATTGGTAGATTTGCTTATATGCAACGTGCTTGGGTTTGTGGTTTTTCAACTTCTTCTTGTTGGCTGAGTCTAAGGAAATCCTTGTTCGCAATCAGCATGTATGTAAGGATATCCCTAGGAAACTCGTGCTGTCAAGAAATGTGCGTGATTTATTGCGTACCATGCACACCACATATAAATGATTTTGTTACATTGTTGCACTGACAACGCCGCTTGCCACAAACCAACTGGTGTGCTATTGAATCGCCTGTGATTATTCGTCAACAGCTTTGCTCAGTGCATCCAGAGTTTCAGCTTCGGCAACGATGTCTTTCGTGGTAGCTTTGAACCGGGCCACGAAGAACTTGCGAACGATTTTCTTGTCAAGCTTGGTTGCGTCAGCGGCCTCTTGCACAAGGGATTTCAGGTCTTCTTTCATCGAGTCAATTTCACCTTGGACGTTGATTGCACGGCGCAGGAAGGCGGTGAGGTCGTCTGCATTGATTTGGGCGTTGTCGATAGATACGAAATTGGTCATGTTGTGTTCCTTAAGATTGTTGTGCTACGATTTCAAAAATGTATTCTGCTGCTCGTACTGCGTCTTCCGCAGGGTCTTCTGAGTATTCAGCGAATTGCTCGGGAGCTTCCTGATTTTGTTTGTAGTACTCAGTCATGGCTCTGATAAGCTGTTCTTTGGTAAGAGTGTTCATTCAAATTCTCCTTCATATTTATATTCACTAGAATTGATAATAGCCCAAGGCATATCGTCAATCCATACGTCGATGAAGATTCGCTGCTTCTCCATGTAATCTTTCTTGGCTTCCAAGTCTGTGGCAAAGAACTCATGCACCTTCCCGTCAAGGGCTTCATACACAGGAGGCATCATGTTCTCGTTACGCCAAGTGACTAGATAAATCTTATGCCCAGCTTCACGGAACACTTTCAACACTTTGTCCCATGTGGCAGGGTCTCTTGTGTAAGTTTCGTCATAGTCAATTGCTAAATTCACCTAATTTCTCCTTTTGCTTACAATTTTCAAAGTGCCATCTTTTCATACCACCGCCCTTTCCTTCTTTACCGCAATGTGGGCACACATGAATCTTGCAGGAAGAATGCATCCCCGATTCAATAAGTCTGCGTGTATGCTCTGCGGTCCACGGGTGTGTTCCGTTAGCAACCCTCTCTTTGTTAAATGCCGAGACTTTATTTTTTGCTTCTTGAGAAAGCTTTTTACCCTTCTGGTATTTACTTCGATTCTCTGGGGTAAAATTGTGTGTACCTTCGGCAATGCGCTTAAGTTGAAGCCCGCGCCCTTGCTCACCTTGAAAATGATGTAAACCATTTTCGACTTTTTCCATTTGAAGTTTATAGGAAAGTTCACTGTCGCCACCATCACCTCCCCTAGTCATGTTGTACCCATGTCCAAGGCCGTCCATAACACACGTATTAAAGGTGATGATGTACTCAACCTCTTTGGCCCCCAGTTCACTTTCAAGGATATCTCTGTCTAACACTTCAAATGTAAAAGTGTCTTCACCGTATTTGCGTATGGCGTTGTAGAGCGCACCTCCATGATTATGTCTTGCATAATACTTGTGTAAATACCACCGTCTCTCAGGAACCTGTACAGTCTTACCTATATAAGATTTTCCGTTTATGGTGTTAGTAATCTTATATATGCAACCTACCTTGCTCATGCCGTTCTCCCAAAAATTATATAGTACAACGGCACTTGCATTTTGTCAAGTATAGTCGAGTGCAATGTTCACGCAAAAACCTGCGCACGTTGCTTACCGTCTTCGCCTGTGTACGACGCCCACAGCTTGCCCTTACCAACATACGCACAAGCGTGAAACTCGGCGTTGATGTATTGGGCAGCTTTCTCTTTCGATGCACCCGTGTGCAGGATGGCGTTCACACGATCAGCGATTTGTTTAACGATGGTCATATACTTCTCCTTAAGATTGTTTCAAATTTGTTTGTCATTTGCTGCTGACAGGAAGAATCTTACGCTTATCAGTTCTCCCTGTCAACAGCTTTCTTAATTTATTTTAGAGGTCCCACTGTTCGTCGGTAAGAGCGGTGAGGGCTTTGTAGTCGCCAACGTACGTCTTGAATGTGGAGATGTCGTCTTGCGAGTCTTTGTAGATTTGAGGTACAGAGCGATGTCCCATAGCCAGTAGAAACGGCCTCACATTCTCATTTTCCTCGACCTTCTCGACCTTGTACGGAACCCCTTTCGCATCAAGCAGAGCCATAGCTTTAGCACACTCAGGGCAGTTATTCTTACTAAACACAACAATCATCGATAGCTCCATTCAATGATCTTGTCTCCAAGATCGTCAACAATAATATTCAGGCGGTAGTTAGCTTGGTCACCCTCTTGGTTTGCATTCTGAGTCTTATTCAGATCGAGCCAATTCTCCATATACTTCAAAGGATTCTTTTCAATCTTACGTGGCGGGTCAAAGCCAAATACTTCATACACTTCTTGTGCATTGTAGTCGATCCAGTCTACGCCGCCCTGATGCGAGAACCCAATAACTTTACGCCCATCGCTGTGCAAGTGGTCATTCCATTCATACTCCGAACGAACAACCTCATCAATCATCTCACGGATAGTCGTGCTGTTCTCGCGGAACCAATTTTGACCGTGCTCAGTCGCAAGCTCAATTGTGATAACACGCTTACCAAGCTCGGCGTGAATGTATCGTTCATCCTGCATGATCTTCTGTACAAGCTTGCCGATGCCCTGAAACACCCCCGTCTCAACAACCCCAAACGTAGCAGCAAAAGAGTCCACGAACTGAAGGCGCTCAAGGCAGTAGAGGGCAACGGCCGCATTCATTACTATAGGGTATGCGTCTTGTTCAGAAATCATTCCGAGCACATACTTCGCCCCGGCAGTACGAAGCTCGTTGAAAGCTTTAGCGATCACGTTCATGCGACTAGTGATGGCCTCATTCTTCATGATGCGCTCAAAGATTTCCTTCGGGTTGTCCATACAGACTCGGACAATCTCAGAATACGTCAATGCATGTAGCACCTCAACCTCACTCACCTTCAGCAGTGCAGCCCAATACTCGCTGTTGGTGACAAACGGTGCGAATAGTGGGGCAATGCTTCGCGCAGCAATCGAATCCGCCTCCCACTGAAGCGCAAGATTCTCAAGCATAAGCTCTCGACTCTCAGCAGGGCAAGTCAGCATATCGATACGCGACTGCTCAAGGTCAACCTCATCCTCGCTCCAGTCTGCGGACTTCTGGTCTTTATACAGCTTAAAAATCTTGGGGTGTGTTACGTTGATGCTGTCATACAGTCCGGGGGCTTGCCCGAGAAACAGACTGTATGTGCCCGCCTTCCACTCGTCGTTATCTTGGTTAAATACAGTCATGTTCATCCTTACAATTTGCAGCTTTCGCAATCAGCTTCATCTTCTTCAAGCGTGAGGCCAGCTTTCGTGTTGCTGTAGTAGCCAGATTTCAAGCCGCACGTGATTCGATAGAGCCAGTCTTCAAACATCTCCGTTGCGCTGATCTTTGGCGTAACACCGGCAGGGAAAGCACGATACTTGTCCGCACTGATAGCCTGCCCGCAGAACTTCTGGAAGATACCGTACATTTCAGTAATGTCCTTAGCGGGTACAGTCCAAGCTAGTTGATATCGATCCTTCAGTTCTTCCAAATCAGGTGCAAGGAACACATTCTTGTTTGTCCCACTCGTCTTAACAACCACAAGTTCCCGCACAGGGTAGATGCTGTTAGTCGTATTGCCAGCAATGCTGCTCGACTCTACAGGCATGTACGCTTCAAGAACACTGTTACGCATGCCGTGTTCTGCAATCTCCTTACGCAGCCCTTCCCAATCACACAGCAAGGGTTGATCTGTCACATTATCGATGTGTTTGCAGTATGTGTCAATAGGCAACCAACCGTCCGCATACTTCGTTTTGTGGAACCAATCACATTTACCACGCTCCTTAGCAAGACGCACACTAGCCTTATGAAGCCAATAAGAGTGCATCTCAGCCAGTCGATGCATGTAAGCCTTGCCCTCTGCTGTGTCGTATCGAAGCCCCTTAACTGCCATATCGTGCGCGAGGTTAGTAATACCAATGCCCGCAGAACGACGTGCTTGTGCAGTGTACTTCAAGTGCGGGAACGGGTAGTCCATGATGCTAATCACGTTGTCCACCATCTTGAGCGTACGATACGCCACTTCCTCGTACATCTCAGGAGTCACACGTCCTGCGACGATCGCGCCAAGGTTACATAGACCAATTTCACCTTGCACATCGTCATCCATCCGATAAAGCTCAGTGACATCTTTGTAACCTTGAGTAGGTAAGCCGATTTCTTGACACAGATTACTGCTGTAGATCGGGCCTTTGAACGGCGTGTGACGATTCATTTCGTACGTGTTGTGCTCGTACATCCTGCCCGTCTCTTCTTGCATACGAAGGAACTCTAGCGCAAGCTTACGTGCAGGTACAGCCTTCTTACGCTTACTGCTCTTTTCATGGTCCTCGTACAACTTCTCAAAACTGCCGTCTGCTCGATACATCGCTTCCCACAGATTAGTATTCACTTTATAACTGATGTTCATCCACTGCTCATTCTTAGCGGCCTTCTCCGCAAGAAGAGGGTGGAAACCAAAGCTGTAGTCCAAGCGGCGCTCTGCCTTAGAAGCCACAGTAGTTGGGTGACGCAGACGAAGCAAAGTCTCAATCTCAGGATCAAGGGCATTGATGTGCATAGTCTCAGCACCCCCTCTACCACCTTGCAGGTTAGCATTCACAGCACTCGCTTGAGCATTGTAATACGGCAGCTTGCCACCATGCCGGATAGTATTCTTACGAACGCCATCTCCCTTGCTACGAGTCATAAGCATGCCACCAATGCCAGCACTTGCTGCAGTCATGATTGTGGCAATGTGGTCCCCTGCTGCCAAACTACCAAGCTCGTCATTACTCTTGTACACACAGCAAGAAGCATACGTTCGCTTGGGAGTGCCAAGATTGTTGATGTTCGGCGTAGGTGCGTTAATACGTCCAGTTGCGTAGTCCTCGTAGTATTTCTGTACCTCGCGCATACGAGTGTCTTTAGGCTCATCCTTGCACACACCGAGGGCCATACGCATCCAAATGAAAGCTGGCGACTCTAGAGCGATGTTCTTCTCAATATCCTTGATGGCATACTTAGTCATGCATTGATTGATGACGGAGTAGACGCTATTCAGATCACGCTCATGATTGATAAATTCTTGGGCTAGATCGAGGTCATCGTCGCTGTACCCAATATCTTCCCACAGACCTATCGCCACCATATTTCGATACATCGTCACAACACTCGGGATGTACTCATGCCCGCCGAATGCTTGCTTGTACACGTCGCCAATCAACAGACGGCCTGCCATAAGCATGTGCGGGGTATCTTCGTAATCCATACAAGCTTGAATCATAGCCTGCTGCAAGTCCTTAGTTGTGCAAGTACTCGGCAGCTTCTGATATGTCTCCGCAACAACCCCAAACCAGTCTACACCAATGTCACCCGCCCACTTCGCCCAACGAGTAAGCTTCTCAGGATCGAACGGGACAACAGAGCCATCCCGCTTAGTAACCATAATATGCTTCTCAGTCATCAACACTCCCTTCTTTCTTTTTGTGCACGTGCTTCTTACGTCGTTTCTCAACAGGCTTCGGATTACGATAATCTTCTAAGGTCTTGTACGATCCATCGCTATTCCGCTGCTCTCCACGAATATGAAACAAAATATCCTCAAGCTGCGCAATGGTATTCGCTACACGAATCTCTTCCTCGTGATACTCGTCGTCTTCCCGCGTATGCACATTGTCGTCAAGAGCGTGATCGCCGCCGTAGCCTGAGCAACGGCTGTTCATAGCATGCAGTTCCTCGTACAAACTCTTGTCCTGCGATTGAGCCGCCAGCATAACATCTTCAAGCGTGGAATACGGCCCCTTGATGTGTTCACGAGAAAAATTGTGCTCACCTGCAAATACATAGCCAATCTTCACTTCATTCGTCAGCGTACGGTGCTGCGCTGCGTAAATATGTACAGCCTTGTTAATGTCGAAGCCCAACGCTGCAAGCGTATTGTACACCTTGTCGGCGTTGTCCATGTGGCAAATATCGAAATGATTCATGCCTACCAGTGGCTCTGCGAGGAGCAAATCGTAGGCGCTAATTACTTTAGACATTCTTACCTCCGAAGAAATTCTCTGGAACCAGATCGGAGATTTCTACAGAGACGAATCCGACAGGTTTACGAATCTTACCGTTGCTATCTTTCAGAACATAACAGTCATACTCATTGTTGTAGAGGACATCCCAACCCTTTTCTGCGTAGGTACCCAAATCCTCGCGCAGCATTTCAGTTGGGTATTTTTCCAAGTTATTCAAGCAAACACATTCAACAGCTTCGCCCACATCAAAACCAGCCGCTTGCATCTTCTGCATCAACCCAACCACCGTGACAAATGCATCACATACACCATCTAAAAGCTCTACAGCATTCTTGTCAGCATATGCCTTCTCAAGTTCTTTCACTTCCTCTACAACCACTTTGATCTGTGCTTCCAAACTGTTTGCGTCAACGTTGCTGATGTTGCCAGCAATCTTATTAAAAGCGTAGACTTCCCAGTAACGGTCTTCAATATTCATTTGTTTCCTTGCTGATTAGATTCCCACACAACCTCTGCAAATTTCTCTCCCTCTTCGTTCAGGAGGTATTTTACAGCCGCTTCTTTATTTACAAACCACACAGCCTCGTCCTGACGGAAGAAGTAATTCCAAAAGAACCAACCTTTGTATTGTGGGAAGTAATAACTTCCATACTTATACACACGAGTTTTCACTTAGTCCACCCAAGCTCAACGGCTTTCTGCAAGGCTTTGATGAGGTTTTCTACGTCGCCCTTTCTGACACATAAATAAGCCTTAGTGTTAGCACCGCCAATCACAACGTAATCAGCGTTTGATCCAACTTGATGAGGCACGACAGATTGGTGAGTGTTGTCCTCATCTGCAAACACAATCTTTGTATCGTCTTTATTCTGCTTTCTAATATCAATGATACGCATATTATTTCCCTACATTCGTAAGACTGTTATCACTTTTGTGTTCAGAGACATTCTTACGTCCCCGATTCTGCTTCCCACAAGAAAGGCAATTATACAGCATAAACTCAGATGTTGCAGTGTAATATTTCTTGTCGATTTCAGCCAACTTATCACTGCCACAGCACACACAGCGGGGCTTGCCAGCTGGCTCGTACAGGGCAACATTCGGATGTGTCTTACTCCAATGGCGCAGTCGCATATACACTTCCTCTAGCACTACAACGTCTTG